TATCCCAAACACATGAGCTACTATCTATATATTTACTTATTCGGAATTTCATATTAAAAAGTTTCTAATGTAAAAACTGATGTTTGATAGAGTTGTAATAACTATGGGTGATAGGCGATAAAAAACCCACTGCAAGGTGGGTTTTCTACATAAATGAAGTCAATAAATTATATTTATTTAGGTGCGTTCATATCTGCTTCAAATTTTTCACTACTTATTAATTCTCTCAGCTTTAAAAGCGATTTCAATGGGACTACAACTGTAGAGTTGTGGAAAAGTTTATCATCCATAACTTGCCCTAAAAATAATTTTGCAATATGGCTATCAGTATCTACTTCAATTTTGAATATTTGATCTGAGAAAATAGGCTGAATACTAGGATTCATATGAATCTCAACATTCTGAGGCTGTTTTTCTACTTGTTTTTCTGGGTTTTTTTTAGTACTCATAATCTACTACCTTGCTTGTTAGATCATACTTAAAGGTCTTGTGTGATGTAGGAAATACAGATAATGTTAGATCGCTATCTTTCTGTAGAAGATAGTTAATATTACTATCATTACCTTCTGTAACCCTAATATACCTATCAGATTCATTACCTGCTAAAACATCATTCACTACTTGTTCGCCAGTTTGAATTTCAAGGTTGAACACTTTTCTTGCGCTTACTTTTTTAGAAACATCGAGTTTTTTATTATCTCTATCTATGTTCCATGGCTGTTTAGGCTTTGGATAATTCTTATTGTAAAACACAACATCAAAGGTGTAACCTAATGCATCAGCTACTTTCGTTAGAGTTTTTAGGGTTAAGTTTTCATCACCAGATAGGATTCTAGATATTCTGCTCTTTCCATATCCTAAATCTGCACCTAGTCGTGTTCTACTATAATCAGAATGAACAAGAAGCATTGATAAATCAGCTGCAACAACTTCCTTCTGAATATCTTCAGGTTCTAATTCGTCTATGAAATCAAATAAACTTATATCATTCATAATATTACTCTCTTGAGATATTTATTCTCATTAGGTGGGGCTTTATAGATAGCATCTACTCTATCAGTAATTGTTTTCTTCTCTGAATCACTAATCTTATCTTCATTTTTTAATGAGAGACGAAACAAGATCATATTTGATTCAATTATTATAAAATACAACCTTACACAACCTCTTCTTAATCGATATATATTAACTTTATTACCATTAATGGTATGGGAAAATGCAATATGGAGCTGATCTCCATAACTATCAAATACCTGCGTTATATATTCACAATTATTTAGCCTTTGTATTAGACCTGCAAAGAGCAAAGAAGCATTCTTGTTTTCTTTTTTATTGGTTTTTATCTCTTCCCTTTCTTTGTAGATGAATATCCCACCCTTGTCTTTTGAGTTACAAAGTAAATAGACATTCAAACTAACTGGTAGATTTACAGGTCTTAGTTTATCGGGATAGCCAACTGCTTTAAATGGGTAATAATAGGGCTCAATGTTTGTCATAGTAGGTTACTTTATAAGTGAACTTTTAGCAATGGATTTATAGTTACAGCTATCTTTTCTAACGCTAAACCCTATTTTCAAAAGGTCTGACAGCTTTAAATTAGTACCACTAATCCCAGTCCAGCGCCTCACGATACACGCACCATCCCAATGGTAGCCTGTCAACCGGCTTGGCGAACTTTAGGAGGTGGCATATCCATATATACGCCCAATCATCAGTATTCGACATATTTACCCACCACTTTACCTACCAGGTTACATTCGCCCATTGGCATCATTCTTTGCTCATGCCAGTTAGGGTTTAAGGGTTTTAGATACATATCATCGCTGGTTTCGCCAATTACGAGCTGCTTAAAGGTTGCTTCACTATCATCATTGCATTGCACCACAACCAAATCACTGTCTTTTATGGTAAACAATCCAGCCATTGGTTCGACATAGATAATATCGTCAGGCTTGAACTCAGGCAGCATGCTTTGACCTTGCACACGAAGGGCAAATCCATGCTTAGATAGGTTGACAGGTCGTGGCGCATACCCGATAGCGTCAGAAAACGTTACAGCCTCTACATTTGACCAACTACCGGCGGCAACCCAACTCAATATGGGAACCATTGCAGGCTGGCTTGTCATGCTTACGCCTACAGTTCCTTCAGGTGTTGGATGGTTAAGACTTAAACCACCGTTTTCTATATCTCTTATTTTTTGCATTAAATTATCACGGCTTGGCTTAGATGTTTTTTCGCCTTGTCCTGCCGCTAGCCAATTAAAATTAACGCCTAAGAATTTAGCTAACAATTCTATATTGTGATGATCAGGGAGTGTTTCAGCTTTTAACCACTTATTGATAGCTCTATCAGAAATATCAAATCCCGCTTCTCTCTTTAATCGCTGCGCACTGCCACGCTGCGTATAGCCTTTCTCAATCAGAGCATCGTTCAGCCTTTTAGCAAATGCATTTTTTGCGTCATCCGAACTATTCATCTCTTAATTCCTTATGAACCGTTTGTTCAATTGTATTTCCTATTGAATGAAAAGTCAGTACCTGTTAATATGAACCAATTGTTCTTAAAATAGGAATTAGAGCCATGCTCGAACAGTCTTTAAAAGATTTTATAAACAAAGAGTGCGGTGGTGTTGCTGCCGTCGCTAAAAGAGTAAACCTAAGTGAAAGAGCTATCTATAAATGGGCATCAAGCGGCTCTTTACCTCGCACCGAGTATTCAGATGAAACGCAGTATTCTCAAGAGTTGTCTGATATTTCAGGTGTATCAGTAGGTGAAATTAAAGAATCTTTTAAACCTCGTTCTTCTTAAGCAAATACTACAACCACCCACTCATCAACAAAACGTTTTTATAAATAGGTAGGACACGATGGACGTAATCGACGCAGCACACAAGACAGTACATAACCCAAAGCATGGTGGCTCAACCGCTATTGCTGCACGTATGGGTATGTCGAGCACAGTATTAAACAATAAGGTTAATCCGAATACAGACACGCATCATCTACGCTTGGATGAAGCACTCACGATTATGGAATACACCAATGACACCAGCATTATTCAAGCGATGGCCCAGCGCCTTGGCGGTGTGTTTTATAAAGTTGATGGTGAAGCGACGCAGGCAAGTATTCTTATGACGGCATTATCTACGTCAGCATGCCAGGGCGACATCATGACTGAAATGCAAAAAGCATTGGAAGATGGCCGTATCGATTGTAAAGAGCATGACGCTCTACAAACGGCTATCCAAGATGCAATGGTAGCGCTTCGCACATTGAGCGCTCAAATCACCAAGCACTGTGAGGGGAATTAGTCATGTCGAGCAAAGATTGCAACAAATGTAAAACCTGCCAACTAAGAGCGGCAACCGAAGTTACTGGCAATGATACAGATATCAAACGTGAGTTTGAACGCATCGAGCAAGCAGAAAGACGTGCACCTAAAACCATCGCCCAAACAAAAACCCCGTCAGCTGTAACTGATGGGGTTTAGGCGTTTCTGAAATACAAACAATGAATGAGAGAATCTTACAATGAATATTCAAACTTTGCAAACAAATAATAATCAAACAATGAGCAGTCGTGAAATTGCTGACTTGTGCAATAAAGATCATCGTCATGTATTACGCGATATTGACGACTTGAATGCAACATACGAAGTAATGGCACTGCCCAAAGTTGGGCAGTCAAATTATACCGCTGATAATGGTCAAAGCTATCGCCAATACTTACTTAATAAAGAACAGACGATTGATTTGATCACTGGCTATCGTGCTGACATTCGCATACGCATCAATAGACGCTGGCAAGAACTTGAAGCACAAGCCAGCGCACCAGTAATACCCGCCACTTTATCTGAAGCATTACGCCTTGCTGCTGACCAAGCCGAGCTTATCGAGCACCAACAATCACGATTAGCGCTTGTTGAACCTAAAGCAGCTGCATTGGATGTTATCGATAGCGCTATTGGCAGCTTAAACGTTCGCGATACTGCCAAAACACTAGGCATTCCACAGAACAAGTTTGTTAATTGGTGTATAGCCCATGATTGGATGTACCGCGACAATCGCAACAAGCTAAAGATGAGCAGCATTCGCATGAAGCAAGGCTTTATGGAAGAGCGCGCCGTAACGTACCAAGGCAACAGCAATGAGCGTGTGGCAACCACTCAGCCGCTATTCACTCCAAAGGGCTTAACACGTCTTGCCTATGTATTCGCTATTGTTCATGAGGTGGCGTAATGCATTTCGTTAATCACAACTTCACTGACATCGACTTTGAAACCAAGCACATGAGCCGCATCGAGAAAACCATCTATTTTGATTTGCGCTCATTGTACTTGTCAGAAGAGAAGCCTATCGATGGTAGTGACATGGACCTATTACAGCGCCGTCTATCTGTCAAAGATGAAGATGAAAAAGCGGCACTGGCATTCGTACTAAAGGACAAGTTCAATAAGGCTGGTAAATACTATAAGCGTGCCGCTTGGGACAAGATACTTAAAGATTATAAGTGGGGCAATAAGAACAAAGGTAACACAAGCGGTAACGCTACTCGTAACGCTGTAACGTTTGATGTAACGCAAGGTGTAACGCTCAGTAACGATGGTTGTAACGTTACGTGTAACGATGACGACACGCCAATGACTGCTGCTGAACGTACTCGTAAGTCACGCCAAGACCGTAAGATAATGATTGATAGCCTTACTAATATAGGTGTGACAGTAGATAAGAGTATTAAAGCTGCTGACCTAAGAGGGTTATATGCAACTCACGCTGACACTATTACAAGTAACGTTACAACCGATGTAACGGACACTGTAACGCCTAGTAACGATGACGGTAACGCTAGTAACGCAAAAAACACTGCTATAACCAGTAACCATGAACCAATAACCAATAACCATAAACCAGTTAGTGAGAGCGCACACACAAACACTGGCGAGGTAATTGTGGATAAGTTTAATCACAGTTCTGTGGATAACTCATTTGCTGACAGCCAATACTCAGAGACTCAACCGGTATCAGTTGAATTATCACAGCCAGCTCAATCATCAACCAGCCAGCCAGCAACCAAAGCAGATATGATCCGTGACCAACGTGCTGACGATATCGAAAACTGGGAAGCACCTAGTTCCAAAGAAATGCAGGACTTGTTGTGGATGGCTGGCAAGCAAATGAACTTCACTGGCACTCAGTACACCATGCACGTAGAAGATTTTAAGGCCCATTACGCTGAGCAAGCATTGCTTGGTAAGCCGCTAGCAACTGAATCAAATCGCAAGGCTAAGTTACGTAAATGGCTGGCTGGTGAAGTTGACAAGCAGGCAGCAAACCAAGCACGTCAGGAAAAAGCCAAGGGCGCGTTTAATATCGACAACGAGGATTGGAGTGGCAGCACGGTCAGTCAGTCACGCTCAAACAGCGATATCCCTGATGCGTTTCACCCAAGTCACAGCAAGCCAACTACCCAAGCCAAACGTGACGCCAAAGTGTCGGTCGTGGTGAATGGATTATGGAAAGAGCCGTTGCCTGGTATGGGTGTTCAGCAAACCTATGACTATATCGCTCAGTGTCAGATGCCAGGCGAAATGCAGGACGAAGCTTACGACAGATTATTAAACCAAATGCAGGAGGCGGTATGAGTTTATTGTGGTTGGTTGTTCGTATCATCGCCTATGCGACAGTCCTTTTTAACGCCTTGCTAGGTGATGAGTTTTCAATGTTCACAGCATGCTTGGTGTTCTCTACGTATTTCCTATTAATTTTTGAAGACAGTAAGTAAAGAGGTCTAGTATGAATATTAAAACTATCAGTAACGCTGTCACAGAGCACAGAGCCAACGGCAAAATAGTGCGTAAGTCTGAATATACCGGCAGCACCAAGGTTGCTATCACTTATGCCGATGGCAGCAAGGTCGATATGACAGCCGATGATTTCAAGCGAATGCATCGGGTCGTTGAGAAGTGAATACAACCTTAACCGCTGGATTTGAGGAGCGCGTCAATCTTTGTCGTTATCTGGCAAACCGTCATCCAGCATGGGTGGGTCGCGTTGAAATGAATGAATGCTTAACTGGGTGTAGTCGTACCCATGAGCGACTGCTTAGTGGATTGGTCAGTATCGGTTATTTAGAGCGCAGTGATACCAATCCAGCAGGCTGGCGCGTCGTCAAAAGCAAAGTAAAGGGGTTTAGAGCGTTATGAAATTCGTTAAGACTAGAAAGATACACGTTGGCGCATCTGAAGACTCAATACAAAAAGCCATACTCACGTGGGCAAGTTACATGAAGTACAAAGATGGCACGCTTGCCGACTATCTTGTTCACTGTCCTAATGGTGGTGGCCGCAGTCTTGGTGAAGGCGCTAACTTTAAAAAGATGGGCGTTAAGGCTGGCTATCCTGACTTGATATTGGATATCGCCAAAGGCGGTTATCACGGCTTACGCATTGAGCTCAAAAAGTTAAAAGGCAGTAGGACCGAGCCAGAACAAAAAGCCCGCGTAAAAATGCTAAACGATGAAGGTTATCATGCGGTCATTGTTAAAGGTTTTGATGCAGCTATCAATACTATTGAAAAGTATATGAAAGGTGAGCTATGAGTGAACATCAAGTGACATGCGGTAATTGCTATCAAGTCGTGCAGTTTTCAATCGGTGACTTAGAGCTTAGACCGCGCCCTGCCAGCAGTGATTATCCTAATGGATTTTTAATGATCAAGTGCTCACATTGCGACTTCTTTAACCCGCCATCAGGCATGCTTGACTATAAACCTATACTCAAAGAATGGCTAAGTATCAGAAACAATCAATCAAAAGGGAGTAGATAACCATGGGACTAAAGAATTTGGATTTGAGATATTGGCCAGAATGCTTCCACGCACTAATGGCGATGATTTATAACGTGGTGTTAGTAATCGCTGTGTCATGGGTAGTGATTAGCTTATATAAGTTGTCAGGCTCATTATTTGCATTACTTGGGTTCTTTGCGTTGTTATTGGTAGCGCGTGTTGGCTTTAAACGGGATTGAGGAGAATGCTGTGAGTGATATTGAGATTGGTAGTGTTTGGGTGCACAAGCAAGATGAAAAAATATCTGTAGAAGTGACTGGTTTAAATAACGGTAGCGTCAAAGGATTGATGCGTGATAACAGTGATTACATTGGCTCAAAAAGTGATTTTCTATATTTTTTCAAAACAAAACTGAAATACAGTGAAAGCGAAATGCCCAAAGCCGTGCAAATTCTAAACGAAGCCGTACAAATAATGGCAGAACGTGGCAAGTCTTATGATAAGTCAGGCGGTCAGGCTGAACGCTCAATGCCAAAGATTGTCACAATGTTTAATGCGTTGACTGGGCATGAGCTCACGCCGGCACAAGGTTGGAAGTTTATGGCATGTCTTAAACTGGCGCGCTCAGAGCAAGGCGAACACCGTGAGGATAATTACTTAGGTGGTGCCGCTTACTTTGCGCTGGCTGGTGAAGAAGCCGGGGAGGATTCCAAGTGACTATAACAATCGAAGCTGGTAGTGAGTGGGTGGATAAGAAAGGTGATGTAGTCAAAGTCTTATGTTTAGATTGCGAAGAAGGCTTAATTACATTTACATGGCCCAATAACAAAAAGCGACCAACCGAAAGAACCATAAGCATCGATAAGTTTGTTAGCCAAGCTAAACCAATTGATAGTAAGGCTGAAGAAGCAAAAGAAAAGTCTAAGCCAGGTCAGTTTACTTCCGCGTGGATTGATGAATTGCCCAGCAACTTCGGTAAGTCACCAAACTTGCAACTATCAAACCAAGACTGGCTCGAGCGCGGCATGCATGCCAAGACTGTTAAGTTTAATATTGGCGCTGGCGGGCTGCCGCCTGAAGTGAATTGGGAGGACCATTGCGCTGCCATTGCCATGATTAAAGACGGTCCAGCAAAGGCGCTGGCAAGTATATTGCTATGGGGCAGTGATACTAATTGGGATTGGTCGCGTCAGTTTGACGAAGTGGTACATCATTTAGCAGCTAACATGGTAGGTCGCTGTAAGAAGGATGGTCGCTCAGAACCACAGGCATGTACTCATAGGCTGCCTGAGCTGGCACGACTGATGGCGCGGATGGTATTGCATTTCGAGTTATATGAGTTGTGGGATGACTATACGGTTAAAGGTCGATTGAAGTTCTCAGGCATAGAGGTAAACAGTAGTACTTACACTAACGCATGGCTGACATATCAACGTCAGATGATGGATGATCTTATTGACATGGTGTGTGATGCTGACCAGTCTATCGGCAGCTATCGCGCCCAGCTTAATAAGGCAGATGATAACGCTTGACCCATGCTGCCCGAATGGGGTAGTATTTGTCATACTGGCTTAAGTAGTAGGTAAGGCCAGATGAACACAAAGACGATAGCTTAACTGCTCTCGTCTTTTTTTATGCCATATCGATTAATCTGGCACCCTCATTCATGACGGTACCAAATCATTCTTTACCCACGTTAGAAATAGCGTGGGCTTTTTTATGCCTAACGTTTAGTGAGGTGTGATACCCATGAGATACGAATGCACAAGCGAGACGCTGTATATCAACTATCGCACAGGCGAAACGCTAGAGTATAGACACTCAAACCTAAGACTGCTTACTGCTAGAGCCAACAACGGCAACAGTGATGCTAAGAAGTATATGGCTTTGATTGAGCCAAACAATAAGAAATGGAAGCCAAAGCAATGCCGTCCACACCATGTAGAAGCCACCGCTGCCCAAACCTAGTCAAAAGCCGTGCAATGAAAGGATATTGTGATGAACATGCAGCACAAAGAGGTAGTTGGTCACGCAGACGAACAGGCGGTACAACTGAACGCGGTTACGGCCACGCTTGGCAAAAGCTTCGCAAAGAAGTATTACAGCGTGATGGTTATCTTTGTGTCACTTGTAGCAAGTCAGGCAGATACGTGCCAGCCAGCGACGTTGACCACATACTAAACAAGGCAAGCGGCGGTACGGATGCACTGAGTAACTTACAATCGCTTTGTAAGAAGTGTCACCGCACGAAGACAGCCACCGAATAGGGGGAGGGCGGGGTAATCGTTCATAGGGAGCGCCCCGCCTGACCGCGCCATACCTAGATTTTTACGACCGCGAAATTAAAAACTTAGGTCAAAGGCAAAAAATACAAATTTGGAGATTGAAATGGGTGGCGTTGCAATGGTACCAGGTCGTGGACGCAAGCCAAAACCCACGAAGCAAAAACAGCTGGCGGGCAATCCCGGCAAGCGCGCATTGAATAATAATGAGCCTGAATTTACTAAGCTCACCAAGGTTGATGCGCCGGCTTGGATGCCTGAGCTCGCTATCGGTATGTGGGAAACTATTGTGCCGGACTTATTGGCCAATGATGTTTTGACGGTGCCTGATTTGCATAACGTTGAGTCGTTTTGCATGGCGTATTGTCGCTGGCGTGAAGCTGAGCAAGATATCAATGAGAACGGCATTACCATCCATACTGAAAAGACAGTGATTAAAAACCCAGCGGTAACCGTGGTCAATGAGGCCAAACGGCAGATGGTACAGTTCGGTAGTTTGCTTGGGCTTGACCCATCAAGCAGACAGCGGTTAATGGGTCCTAAACCAAACGAAAACCAAGGCAATCCATTTTCGGATTTGTAGTACAATAAATAAAAATATGAAAAGGTGTTTTTATGGATTACTTCATTAAAGAAAAAGAGATTGAGATTGAGGCGCTGTTAAAAAAAGAATTTAAAGGCAAAGAGTTCCGCCTTGAGAATTCCGGACAAGGTAATTTTGTGATTCACGTTACTGATATGTATTTTTTTGAGGGGCAGTGGCGCCGCTTATATGTAAATAGGCTGATTCATCTGAAAAAAGAAAGTGGTCCATTAACCACTAGTATTGATAGTCACGCAAACGAAGAGATGATTGCTCACTCTATAAGTGTAATACATAGCCAGATAGATGGGCTGTTGCAAGAATTAGGTTACGAATAAGCTTTAAAAGCAAAAAACACAACCACCTTCACGGTGGTTTTTTTACGCCTCAATAAAAGACAAGAAACTATGAAATGGCCCGCACTCAATATCCCAACGTCGCGAAAGCTGAAAAGTACGCTCGTGATGTTGTTGCGGGCAAAATCATTGCATGTAAGTGGGTAATACTCGCATGTCAACGTCACTTGGATGACAAGAAAGCTAGTCGTTCAAAGGACTGTCCGTACAAGTTTGACCCTGCAAAGGCTGAAAAAATAGCCAAGTTTATCCAGCTGCTACCACACACCAAGGGCAAATGGGCGCAAGACCGCTTATTGATCACGCTCGAGCCTTGGCAGTTATTTAGCATCTGCATTCCATTCGGTTGGATTCATAAGAAAACCAAGCTACGCCGCTATTCACGCATCATCATCTTTGTGCCACGTAAGAACGGCAAGTCAATCATTGCAGCTGGTATCGGCTTGTATATGTTTGTCGCTGATGATGAATTTGGTGCTGAAGTCTATTCAGGCGCGACGACTGAGAAGCAAGCGTGGGAAGTATTCCGTCCTGCTAAGCAAATGGTTGACCGCACGCCGCAGATGAAAGACTGGTATGGCATTGAGTCTAATGCATCGAACATGAACGTATCGCGTGATGGCAGTCGATTCGAGCCAATCATCGGTACGCCGGGTGACGGTTCGAGCCCGTCATGTGCGTTGGTCGATGAATACCATGAGCACAAAGACAGCACATTGTACGACACGATGGAAACGGGCATGGGTTCGCGTGAGCAGCCAATGATGGTTGTTATCACCACTGCCGGTAGCGGTATTGGTGGGCCATGCTACATGCTCATTCGTGACGCACAAAAGATGCTTGAAGGTGTCATGGATATGCCTGATATGTGGGCAATGATTTATACCAAAGATGAGGAAGATGACTGGACAAGCGAGCTTGCGCTACGTAAAGCCAATCCAAACTACGATATATCGGTCAGTGGGGACTTCTTGGCGGCTCGCTGCCGTGATGCGGTGCAGTCGGCTCGTAAGCAAAACACCTTTAGAACAAAGCACGTCAATGAGTTTGTCGGTGCCAAGTCTGCTTGGATGAATATGTCCAAGTGGAATCAAGCGCCGGCACGTTTATCTCTTGATGAATTACAGGGCCGTCCGTGTTATATCGGCCTTGATTTGGCAACCAAGATTGACGTGGTGGCTAAGATTATGGTTTTCCCGCCATACGGCGATGACCCAAATTATCATGTGCACGGCAAATACTACATACCAGAAGCCCGGCTTTATGAAGAAGGCGAGGTCAATAGCGAACGCTACCAAGAGTGGGACAAGCTTGGGTTGCTGACCGTGACTGATGGCGAAGTTATCCAGTTTTCGGTTATCGAAGATGATATCCGTGATGATATGGCGACGCACGATGTACAAGAAGTGGCATTTGACCCATGGCAAGCAGCGCAGCTCGCGCAAAACATGGAAAACGATGGTGTGACCATGGTTGAGATACGCCATACGGTGCAGATGATATCAGAGCCAATGAAAGAGATGGAAGCGCTGGTGCTATCAAAGCGCTGGGCGCATGGTGATTGTCCGATTATGACTTGGATGATATCCAACGTGACTGCCACGCTAGATAAAAAAGACAATATCTATCCAAACAAAGAGCGCAGTGAAAACAAGATTGATGGACCAGTTGCCGCAATCATGGCGCTGGCACGTGCGACGGTGCATGACCAAGGCGCTGGTAACTTAAACGACTTCTTAATGGACCCAATAATCGCATGAGTACACTTAATGACATTAACTGGTGGTCGCGCTTTCGCGGTGCTTGGCTTGGCGGTGGTAACAACACCCGCTTAGATAAGGGCGGCACTGCCATACCATTTACAGGTGATAGTACCGCTGGTGGTAATAGTATTACCCCGGATAAGGCGCTTAAGCTCGCAACAGTTTGGGCGTGCGTCCGCTTGCGTAGTGAAACCATCGCGTCTTTGCCGTTTCATCTACGTGATGACAATAAGGACCTCGCAAAAGACCATCCTTTATATCGTATTTTGCATGATCAGCCAAATGCTGACATGACAGCCAGTGAGTTTTGGGAGGCTATGGTTGCCTCACAAGAACTTGATGGCAATGGCTATGCGCTTATTCGTAGAAATGCAGTAAAGGCAGTTTCTGCTTTGGAGCTGCTAGATCCTGAAAGCATGCACGTAAGCCGCAGTACAACAGGTGAAATCAAGTACATGTATAAGAAAGGTACTAAGAACGAGGTTGTCTATAGCGAAGATGAGATATTGCATTTAAAAGGATTCTCGCTGGACGGGTTGGTTGGCTTGTCTGCTATCCGCTACCAGTCCGATGTGATTGGCGGGCAGATTGACGCGAACAATGCCGCTAATTCTGAGTTCAAGAACAATCTAAAGGCTGGTGGTTTTTTAAAGACCGGCGAAAAAATATTGAATACTGAGCAACGCGAGTACTTGCGTAAAAACTTGGCGACATTTGGTGAGCCGCAAAACGCTGGCAAGTGGATGGTGCTGGAAGCGGGCATGGAACCGGCTAGCGCTTCAAATATTCGTATTAGTGCACAAGATGCACAGCTGCTTGAGAATAGGTACTTCGGTATTGAGGAAATATGCCGAACCTTTAAGACACCGCCACAGCTTATCTATCACACAGACAAAGCATCCAGTTGGGCGTCCAGTCTTGAGCAGATGAATTTGGGTTACCTGACCTATGGTTTGCGTCCGACACTGGTACGTATTGAGCAGATGGTATCGCGCAAGTTGCTCACACCTGAAGATCGTAAGAAATACACGCCAAAATTTTCGGTGGAAGGGTTGTTGCGTTCTGACAGCGCAGGCCGTTCTGACTTCTATAGTCAGCTGCTACAAAATGGCGTAATGACACGTAATGAAGTCAGGGCGCTTGAAGACTTACCGGCACACGCTGGCGCTGACCAATTGACCGTACAGCTCAATCTCACACCCATTGAATTGCTAGGAAAAAACAATGAGCAAACTAAAAACGAAAGCGATTAGCTTTGATGTAAAAGCTATCGATGACGAAGGCTTCTTTAGTGGTTATTGCAGCGTCAATGATGTCGAAGATAGCTATGGCGAGGTGGTCAAAAAAGGCGCATTCGCTGACAGTATCAAGGCGTGGTCAGATAAGGGCAAGATGCCGCCAATTCTGTGGCAACACAATCGCAGCGAAGTGATTGGCGTATGGACCAAGCTGACTGAAGATGATCATGGCTTGTATGGCGAAGGTCGCTTGCTGGTCAAAGACGTTGCCCGAGCACGTGAGACTCACGCACTAATGAAGCATGGCGCCATCGATGGTTTGTCTATTGGCTACCGCTTGCAAAAGTGGTCCTACAATGAAGACGACAATGTACTCGAATTATTGGCCATTGACTTAAAAGAGGTCAGCGTCGTGACTTTTCCTGCTAATGAAGAGAGCCGAATTGATAACGTCAAATCTATTTTAGAGAAAGGCGAGATGCCAACTCTACCCGAATTTGAGAAGTTCCTGCGTGATGCTGGTGGCTTCTCCAAATCGCAAGCCACTGCCATAGCTGGGCATGGCTTGCGCTCCTTGATTCAGGGCGAGCCTGATTCAAAACAATCAGCTAACACCGATATGAGCGATGTGCTCACTATCTTAAAAAACGTTAACTTATAGAGGTTATTATGGATCCTGAATTACAAGCAAAAGAGCTCGCCACTGAATTTGCGAAAGCAACTGAAAACGTAAAAGCACTTGGCGCAGAATTAACCGGCAAAATGAGTGCTGGTGAAAAGAGCATTGGCGACCTAAAAGACCAGGTTGATAATGCATTAACTTTAATGAACGAAGCAAAAACCCGTCTTGATGAAGTTGAGCAAAAACAAGCACGCACTGGCTCTGATGAAGTTGAGCATCAAAAATCACTTGGTCAGCAAATGTATGAAAGCGAACAGTTTAAATCGTTTGCTGAAAACCCACGTGCTGGTGGCCGCGCTACTTTGCACATTAAAGACATTACTAGCGCAACAACTGCCGCCGCTGGTTCTGCTGGGGCATTGGTCACGCCAGAGAGAGCGGGATTAATTGCACCACCTAATCAGATGTTGCATATCCGTGATTTGATTGCACCAGGCAAGACAGACAGCAACTCTATTGAGTACCCCAGAGAAACTGGGTTTACCAATAATGCGGGGGCTCAAACTGCTGAAGGCGAGTTGAAAGCCAAGTCAGACTTGCAGTTTGACGATGAAACAGTGGCAGTTCGCACGCTTGCTCATTATATTAAGGCTAGTCGTCAAATTTTAGATGATGCTTCGCAGCTTGAATCATATATCGGTGGTCGCTTGATGTATGGTTTGAAGTTGGTGGAAGATCGCCAGCTGCTCAACGGTGATGGCTTGAACGGTAACCTAAAGGGTATCATCCCGCAAGCTTCTGCGTTTGCTGACCCCGCGGCTATGGCTAACTATACAGTTATGGACCAATTACGCTTGGCAATGCTGCAAGCGGTAATGGCTGAGTATCCTGCAAGTGGCCACGTCCTAAACCCAATTGACTGGGCCATCATGGAGTTATCGAAAGATAACGAAGGTCGCTATATTATTGGTCAGCCACAAGGTACTGCTAATCCAACGCTATGGGGCTTGCCGGTAGTTGCTACTCAAGCCATGGGTGTTGGTAAGTTCTTGACTGGCGCATTCAATATGGGGGCTCAAATATTCGATCGTCAACAGTCATCAATTGTAGTTTCTACCGAAAACGAAGATGATTTTATCCGAAACAAAGTAACTATTCTTTGTGAAGAACGTTTGGCGCTGGCAGTCTATCGTCCAGAAGCATTCGTCACTGGCACGCTATTGGCGAAAACCACGCCTTAGTATTGAATTAACAATGCTTGATAAAGCCCTGCCAAAATTGGTGGGGCTTTTTATTAAGCCAAAGCCAGTTTGTTAAGCTGTTTTTGTCTTACTAAAAGGAGCAGGTCATGGAATATAAAGTCACGAAGCAACATTGGGGTGATCGCCAATATTACGAAGGCGACACGCGTGAAGTTAAGGTCAAGTCAGACGCTGAGCAGTTGATGAAGATGGGTTTGATTGCTGATGCAGATGCGGAAGCTGAAAAGGCCGCCGCTGAAGCACAAGCTAAAGCCGAAAAAGAAAAAGCCGATGCGGAAGCTGAAAAGGCGAAAGCTAAAGAGGCTGAGGTAAAAGAAGCGGTAGATAATACTGATGCTGAAAAAGATGCGCCAAAATCTAAAAACAAGATGGCGAAAGAGCCAGAAAACAAAGCTGAGTAATCATTATGTCTATAGTCAGTATTGAAACCGCTATGCATCATCTGCGCGCTGATGCTGACGATACGGTTGATGTGCAGCACAAGCTGGATGCTGCGCAAGAGATTGCTGAGCAGTTTATAGGCCGTCGCATTTATGCTAACTATCCGGCTGTATTGGTTGCTGCAAACACTGCTTTGGTTGATATGGAAGGCTTGATGGCAGAAAAAGAGACCATCTTGGGTAGTGATATCGATGCCGGTTTAAAAGCTTTGAAGCTTGAGCGGGTGAGCAGCCAATGGCATAACATGCTGCTTGTGGCTAATGGAATCGCAACCAATAAGGCTATCGAAATCGCTATCTTACTGATACTTGGCACGCTCTATGAGCACCGCGAAGATGTGGTGATTGGCACCAGTATCGTGAGATTGCCACAAGCAGCGGAGCATCGTCTGCAACCGTATCGGATAATGGGGGTGTGATGTGCGTGCTGGCAAGATAAGACATCGTATCACTGTATATAAACAAACTAGCGGTCGCTCACCAACGGGCGCAGTGCTGCCGCCGACTTGGACGGCTTGGATTGTGCTGTGGGCATCATTTGAGGCGCTATCTGTCAAAGATATACTGACAGCGCAAGCAGCGGGGAGTAAAGTGGAGGCGCGCTGTATGCTGCGCTACCGGAATGATATCGATAGCACTATGCAAATATCGCATAATGGTCGGCGCTATGATATCGACGGCGACCCAATGCCAGATAATCGCAGCGGGCGTGAATATATGACGCTGATGCTAAAGAGTGTTTGATTATTTCTAGTTTGTTGCTGTTATTGCTAGATTAATACCGCGGCTCATAATATACTTGGTTATTGTTTCAACTAATATGAGCAAGTTATTATGAAAAAAGTCCTAAAATGGATAGGTATAGTTGTCATCGCATTAATCGTCCTTGGGTTTATTGGTGCTATGTTGGGTGATGATACTGATGGCGCAACCACTTCTGACGCGAAACCTAGTGACACTACTGCTGTCGAAAGCAATGAAACGGCATTGCCAGTGACTGCGCAGCAATTATTTGACGCTTATGATAGCAATGAGGTAGCTGCTGATAAACAGTACAAAGGGAAGCTGCTACAAATCGATGGTAAGGTTGCAAGTATTGATAGTGGTCTTACAGATAGCGCCCAAGTGCAACTAGCTACCAGTAATGACTTTATGAGTGTTACTGCTACTGGTGATGAGGCTTTTGATGATGCGGCTGCTGGCTTGAGTAAAAATCAATCAGTCAGCTTATTGTGTCGTGGTGAAGGCGAGATTATTGGCTCACCAATGGTGGGCGATTGCGTTATTCAATAGTTTTCTATTAAATACTTATCATGAGATATTCACCTAAGCGAAAGCCTCCCGCTCAGCAGTTAGACTGGGCGCAAATATGGATAAATCATTTGATTAAGAGTAATCAGTGGTCGCTCGTTAAATCGATACCTATTGGTTATTATGTGTATATGTATTTAGATGATGAATAATTAAAAAGCTCACTTCGGTGGGCTTTTATTTTGAATAAAGTTTGCAACGCATGAGCTAATACAGTATATTTGCATTTGAGGCGTCAGAACCTCCCAATCAAGTAGCGCAATCCACAAGCGTAATTCGTGGTTTTTTTATGCCTATGCAAAAGGCAAACTCTCATAATAGCTAATCTGTGTCGTTGTGATAAACCACATGTTTCTATGTCGAGAGGGCGGCAGCCATACAATACCTTTCGTGGGGAAAACTGCCCGCCGTTCTACTTGACGGTTCTGAACCTCTCGGCGCCCTTTATTGGGCAAAATCAGAGAAACAAGTAGGAGTTCATCATGAACACATTAACATTCAACGGTAATACCCTTGCTACTATCAACCAAGCTAATCAAATTTGGCTAACGTCTGCTGATGTAGCCAAGGCACTTGGGTATAAAAGCACTCGTTCCTTAACCAATCTTTATAACGCTAATTCAGACGAGTTCTCGGCTAACATGACCGAGGTCATCGAATCAGTGACCTCGTCTAAAACAAAGGGCTTGAAGGTAAAAACGCGTATATTCTCATTACGTGGATGTCACTTGCTGGCTATGTTTGCCCGTACTGATATCGCTAAGGCTTTTCGCGTTTGGGTGCTCGATATACTCGAGCGCGAAACAAAAACAACGCCGCATCAGCGGACGCCACTGCGCCAAGCCTGTGATAGGCTCGCTGTTGGTAACATGCTGGTCAGTGATGCTTATAAACTGGTAAGTAATCACTATAATGTCGAGCATATCGACCAAATACCGGAAGCAAGTCTGCCGGAAGCGGTTGCCTTTGTTTACAACATGATACTCATGAAGCAGCAGGCAAGTGCTAAAAATACGCAATATGTGAATGATATGTATGCAATCGGCAGCAAAAGGGTTGAAGAAACCCGCCATGCTATCGGTGTGATAAAAAAGGCACTGGCATCGCTGGACTGCGGTATTGAAGTCGTCCGGCAGCACAATGAAACGCAGTTTAGTGTGTTTGAAGGCCTGAAGAGTCAGACTGGAAAAACGATAAAATAAAGTAAGCACCAAAAACACCTAAAGAAACCTCAGTCAGTAATGATTGGGGTTTTTTATTACCTAGGATTTGACTATGAGCATAGGTTTTAGAGTAGAAGGCTTAGAGGAGCTTGAAAGACAGTTTGACCGACTAGCCGACACATCTAAGCGCAAGGTGATGATGAAAGCACTGAATGCTGGCGCGGCGCCAATTAAAAAGGAAGCTAAGGCAAATGCGCCAGTAGATAAAGGTGTCCTAAAAAGTCAGATACGATCTAAGCAGATGAAGTATACCGAAAAGCCTGCGGTCGGTATCTACGTGTCTGGCAAAGCGTTCTATTGGTACTTTATAGAAAACGGCACTAGCAAAATGGCAGCCGCTCCGTTTCTTCGACCAGCAGTAGACAGCAAGCATGAGGAAGCTGTAGATAAGTTTAAAGAAAAGTGGAAGGCTGAAATTGATAAGGTAATGATTGGCTAACAAGGATAAGCAATGAAAGCTAGCGAGGTGATATACAGCAACCTAAGTGCGCTGTTTGAAAATAAGGTCTATCCACTGGTCAGACCCGACTCTGAGAAAGGGCTGCCTTATCTGGTCTATACCGTGCTTAATACCAACGCGACCAATGTCATCATGGGCTATACCGGTCGCGAGATGGCTTACTTACAGTTAGACGTCTATCACAGCGATTACGACGGCTGTGAGGACAAAACAAACGCTATGCTTGAAATATTGAACAATAACGTCAAGCCGTTTCATTATGATAGCCGCCGATATATGTATGAGGACGATGCTAAGCTTTTTAGACAAAGTATCGAGTGCCATATCTGGCAAACCAATTAAACAAACATAGCAACCGCTATTATGCAATCTCAGGCATTAGCCTCAGATATAACGCCCACAAACAAGAGAGTGATAAATATGGCTATTTCAACCGATAAGCTGGTAAACACGCAGTACACCTGGAGTATTGCAACTGATGATGTCCCCACTTTTAACCAAGTGGAGTTTTTGAATACGATGGACATGCCTAATCTGCCAAAAACAGTGGTGGATGTAACACCTACTGATGCTACGTCTACAGTGAACGCAGTGGCCAACTTCCGCGAAACCTCAGAAATGGCATTTACTTTGTACTACATGCCGACCGATCCGCAGCATATGGAGCTAAAAGCGGCTTTTAATAACTCTACGACGCTGAAAAACAAAATTACCTTTGTGGATGCTGCCGGTGAAGGCTTTATCTTTGACGGTATGATCAAGGAGTTTAACTTGGTCGCTGAGCAAAAAGACATGCTAAAAGTCGAAGGCGTATTGGTTATCAGTTCAGAAGTCACGCCAACAGTCTAGTCGGCGGTATTTGCGTAACAACTCTATAGGTGTAGCAGTCCAACCGGCTCTACGCCTTTTTATTTTTCTTTTTTATTATTCCTAACCCATAAGCAGGTAACAAAATGACCAAACAAGCAGCCAAAAAAGTATTGAGTAAAGCAGATTTTATGCAGCTAAAAACCAGCGTGAAATCTGTAGAAATCCCTGAGCTTGGCGAAGTGTATATCAAAGTAATGACGGCGGCTGAGCGTGAAGGCTTGGAGCGTCAAATGCAAAAAGAAGTAGAGAATAACGGCATTCGAGCGACTATCTTCATTTACTCAGTATGTGATGAAAATGGCGTCTTAGAGTTTAACGATGAAGATTTGGAAATGGTCAAGGCGTTCCCGGCAGCTATCGTATCAAAAGTATATGATTTCTCAAGCGATCTAAACGCGCTACAGCCAGAGGCCAAAGAAGAAGCTGCAAAAAACTAATAGCCCACCCGCTACGTATATTTAAGTTTCGCCTTGCTGCGCATTTGGGTAAGACGGTCGAGTGGATAGATAACCACATGAGCGCCCGTGAGCTGACTGAGTGGCAAGCTTTTTATTTATATGTAGAACCGTTTGGTGGGAAGTTTTTGGATATACAGTTTGCCACTTTGCGCAAACAGAATTATGGCGGCTCAGAAAAGCTAGAGCTAGAAGACTTCATGCTGTTTGATTATAGCTTGCAGACTGCCGAGCAAAAAGAACAAGAGAGAATACGTGACGCCGAGCTAAAAGCACTGGCACAAGCATCCGCGCTAAGAGACTTCTTTGCATCAAAAGTCAAACAGCCAAACAATCACAATTAATCATAGGGTGGCGATATGGCGTCGGTATTGAGTAGAATCCAAATCATTATGGAGGCAAACACTGCCAGATATAATAATGAGCTAAGGCGTGCGCGGGAAAACTCTAGCACCAGTTTTGGGCAAATAGGTAAGAGCGCTAGCAAAGCGGCATTAGTTGTCGGCACGGCATTGGTAGCTATGGGTGCAGCGTCAGTAAAAACGGCTATGTCGTTCGAAACCGCAATGGCAGAAGTTAACAAAACTGCTGATTTTGTGACTGAGGACGGATTAGGAAACCTACGCAAAGAGCTAGAGGATTTATCAAAAGTCATGCCATTAGCTTTTGAGGAGTTGGCGGACATCGCGGCAAGCGGTGGTCAGATGGGTATTGCGGGTGAAAACCTAGCACAATTCACTGAAACTATTGCAAAGATGGGTATTGCTTTTGATATTTCGGCAGGTCAAGCGGCTGAATCAATGGGCTTTATTGCCTCGGCTTATCAAGTGCCTATTGAGAAGCTAGGTGAAGTCGGCGACGCTATTAATGAGGTGTCCAATAACTCGGGAGCCACAGCTGATAAGACCATCGACTTTATGCTGCGCACTGGCGCAGCTGCCAACAACATGCATATAGCGGCAGAAGCTACAGCCGCTATGGGCGCGGCAATTATTGACGCTGGCGGTAGTGTAGAGAAAAGCGGTACAGCGGTATCCGGTATGCTGCTGGAAATGGCTAATCCTGAATGGCTGAAAGATAACGCCGATTTATTCAAAAAAATGGGCGTTAGCACTACAGAGTTTGCAAACTTAGTAAAAACTGACGGACTAGCAGCTTTTAATCTATTCCGCGCTGGGGTTATCGCAACAGACGACCCAATGAGTGCGCTACGAGAAGCCTTTGGTGCCGCCGCGCCTCATGTGCAAAAGCTATTTGATGAGACGTCAAGGTTTGTACCATTACTTGATGCTGTTGGGCAAGGTGCGGAGGGCGCAGCTACTCATATTGGCAGTCTCGATAATGAGTATCGCGTCATGGCGGATACGACAGCCAATGCTTTTGTATTGATACAGAATAGTGCTCGCCTTGTTGCCGACGCATTTGGTGCAGCGCTTTTACCGGCTGTCCGTGAAATCACCGATGCCTTGATTCCAATGATTCAAAATGTTGCAGAGTGGGCAAAAGCCAATCCTGAGTTGATTAAGCAGATATTTATTGTCGGCGGCGCGTTATCAGGCACAGTGCTTGGTCTAAAACTATTGGTTGATGGGTTTACTGCTGCAAAAAATACCTTTGACGGCTTGAAGCTAGCATTTGGTGCAGTAAAAGCAGGTTTCGCCCTTCTGACAGGGGGTATCGGCTTGCCTTTGTTGGCGATCGGCGCATTGATAGCGGCAGGTGTTTTGTTATATCAAAACTGGGACTTGGTTAAAGAGAAGGCGTCACAGCTAAACGAATGGATAAAAGAGAAGTTTGGGTCATTACCCGAGCCTTTACAGCAGGCAGGCCGTGATATTGCTGAGATATTCAAGTTTATTTGGAATACGGGCAGAGAGTATTTAACCCTCATGAGTGAGCTTTACTCAGGTACTTTTGAATCATTTAAGACGATAGCGACAGGCGCATTTCAAGTGGTCTGGAGTGTTGTTAAAGTAAGTTTCAGCGGCATTGTGAATACTGTTAGTAGTGCGTTACAAATAGTTGCTACGGTATTTAGCACAGGGTTCGCGCTTGTTAAGAATACAGTTACAACGGTATTAGGTGTCATTAAGGCAGTTATAACGGGAGACTTCAAGGCGATACCAGGCATCATCGGCAATGGCTTAAAAACGGCAGCTAGTATCGTTGGCAATATGATGGGCAATATTTTAAACATCATCAAAAATGCTGGTAAAAAACTATACAGCATTGGTAGAGATTTTATACAAGGCTTTTACAACGGTATTAAATCAATGGCTTCTGGCGTGGCAAGCGCTGCATCTACAATGGTTGGCAACGCTATAGCAGCGGTTAAAAAACGTCAGGATAGTGCGTCACCGTCAAAGGTCACTACTAAGCTAGGTGGCGACTTTGCGCAAGGTATGGCTAACGGTATCAATAAAGGAAGAAAGGCAGTCGTTACTGAAGCGCAAAAGATGGCAGCCGATGCGGTCAAAGCTGTACAAGATGGTGTTGCAAATCTAAAGCGTGAGATTGCGCTATTCGGTACTGACAGTGCTTTAGCTGCACTTGATTACGATATTAGTGTAGGAAAATACCGAGGCGCTAATACAGACGAGCTACGGAATCTCACTCAAAAACTTGAGCTTACAAAAGAGCTAGCCAGTGCTAATAATTCAGTGCAAAGCAGTATCGATGCAATGATTAAAAAACGCGCACTGTTTAATAATAGTAGTGAAGTTGCGTCGCTTGAGTACGATATTTTATACACCGATAGATTCAAAAACGCTAGCGGTGAACGGGTACAGCAGCTGCTTGATGAAACGCGGGCAGTTGAAGGGCTAGCTAAGCAGTTAGCTGCTACCAATGCCATCAAGAAAAGGTTTGAGCAGTTTGAGGCGGATCAAAAAAGCGCGGCTAATGCGTTTAGTGGATTAGAGATTAATCAGCCGCAGACTGAAGCTGACAAGCTGCGTGTCGCTTATGAAAATAAGATGGCTATCGTCAATACGTTTGAGGATATGCACACCGCCAAAAAAGCACAGGCCAATGCTGCGCGTGTGAAGCTGACCGAAGAATACAATCAAAGTATTCAAGATATGGAGTTGCAAAAGCAAGCGCAAACGGTCGGCTCTATCGCGGCTATGTTTGGCATGGTGTTAGGCGAATCAAGCCGCGGCTATAAAGCAATGTTTGCCATCCAAAAAGCTTATGATTTTGTTTCGGCTCAATCAGCTAGCTTTACAGCTATCGCTAAAGCGTGGAGTTCAGCGCCATTTCCAGCTAACCTTGGCGCCGTAGCTACTACCACATTGCAAACAGGTATTATTCCTGCTGCTATTCAGGCACTAGCACCGCCGTCATTGCGAGGCCAAGCCCATAACGGTATTGCAAACGTACCGCGGGAAGGCACCTGGTTCCTTGATAAAGACGAGCGCGTAGTGAAGCCTGATGATAATCGTAAGCTGAGCCGGTTTTTGGACAATACAGACAGCTACCATAGCAAAACCGCCCCAGTCATCAATATGACTATCGAAAACCATGCAGGTGTCCCTGTATCGCACCGCGCAGATGATGATGGCCGTATTCGTGTGATTGTTGGGCAAGAGCTTAACAAGCAGCTGCCACAGCACGTCAACAACGAGTATAGCCAATTTAATAAAGCCCTAAAAAACAACTATCACCTACAGCGTAATTTGGGATAACACAATGACTGAAATGCCCAAGCTCATGCTAAAACCGCAGCGCGATGGCTATAACTTTAGCCTCGCGCGTAGCGTGACCAGCACTGAAACCATTGTCGGCTTACCTCGTGAGCGCAAAGACAGCGTGGGTAAAGTCCATCGCCCTAATGTCACTTATAAATGCACCCGTGCACAGTGGAGTTACTTCCTGAAGTTTATGCGCGCTTACGAGGGCTTGCCATTTTTGGCATACCTACTACTTGATGATATCGACCATCAATGGTACGAGTGCCGTATCGTTGGTGATGCGCTACCGGTCCAAACGCTTGGCGACCAAATATTTACCGTGCAGTTATCACTGGTTGCCAAACCCATTAAATACAATGTTGAAGCCGATCTAACCTTTTTAGAAATCTACAAGATGACAGATGGCCAAGTCGAGCGATATTTCAATCTACTGGCAAAACTGGTCAATGAAGATCTGCCAGCTGCTTTTGGAGGTTTGTAGTGGCCAATATAAAAGAGATGGAGTATTGGCTTCGCGGTCGCCATGACGACGTGCGCCTTGAGTGTATCGAAATCAAGCATCCATCCTTCAGTCGTGACTATCGTTTTGTACGCAATCACGCAGATGGCGTGCGAGTAAAGCACGAAGACGGCGTTTACCGTGATTATCAGCCATTACCGCTGACCATTAAAGCCGCCAAAGCCGCTGACGACTTACAGCAGAAATTCACCATCGGCATCGGTGATGTCGGTGAGATTATGCCGTATGAGATTGACCGCTTAAGACGTGGCACCCATTCAACGGTACGACCAACCTTAAATTATCGGGTGTTTTTAACCAGTGATTTAACAGAACCCATGACCAGTGTGCGCGGATTAGAGATAACCGACAACCAACCCCAAAAGCGCGGCGCCGTCTTCTCCTGCCAAGCTAAAGAGCTCAATAAAACCAGCACTGGCATCCTGTTTACCATCGATTTATTTAAGTCACTGCGAGGATTTTAGCCCATGCTTGATTTAACTAAATACGACAGTAAACGTTATGACGATGAGGTTTATAACTGCCTACATTTCGCCGTTGATATTTACCGTGACATTACTGGTCGTGACATAGGCGTCTATGTTGACGACCTTATGACGGGGCGTACTAAGCGCAAGGTAAATACCGCCAAGCTTAAAGAGTTTGCCCAGCTTGATAACCCTATCGACCCGTGCTTGGCTTTGATGCATGGCAAAGAGCTACACGCGGGTATTTATCACCAAGCAAAAATCATCCACATGACTGAATCGGGACCGCAGTGCGTACCACCGCATATCGCCACGCTGAAACACGGACGGATAAAATATTATGCACTCTAATATCGAACTGATCGTTGTCCGCAATCCTATGGCTTATGCTTGCGACAACTCCGACTGCAAAATCGTGCGCGGCGAAGATTTGTTTGAGCTTGTCACTGGCATTTATCCAAAAGGCATGCCGCCAAACACCTATTGGTATCATGAGGCTTGGGATACTGAGTGTGATGTGACGCCTGAAACGGCTGAAGACATCATCGCTTTAAATGATAAAGGCGGCTCATTCTATATCGTCACCTATCCTGCCGGACCTGAAACATGGATACCGATATTGGTATCGGCGTTCATCACTGTCGCCGCCGTCTTACTTATGCCCATGCCGGTCATACCAAACGGCTCAGCCAATGCGCCACCAAGCCCAAACAATGCCTTGGCTCAGCGCACCAACCGTCAGCGCCAAGGCGGTCGAACTGCTGATATTTATGGTCAAGTGTGGTCGGTACCAGATTTGGTTGCCGTCACTTATACGGTCTATATTAATAACCGCGCCATTGAGATGTCATACATGGTCATCGGCCGTGGTTGGTACTTGGTCACTGAAGCACTGGATGACACCACGCCCATTGACCAAGTATTTGGCAGCGGTGTGCTGATTTTTAACCCGGACAGCACTCTTGATGACACACCGGCTTACCAGTTCGGTAGCGCCTTTACCCCAGATGAAGCAGCGTTATCGCGCCTGACAACCAAACGTTATACCTCGGTCAACGGGCAATTATTGCCACCAACTGATAACTACCTGACACTAGATAAAGCTGTGTTTAGAGCAGGCGGCATCATAGAGCAAACAGGGTTTAATTTTGTAAATCAGTTTAAGGTAGGAGACGCTCTCACAGTTGTACAAACAAATCCCGCCGAATCTGCAAACGGCATCACTGACCCTGTGGATCAAGGAGAGCCACCTGCGAACCCGCCCATTGTAGGTCCAATTACCACCTATAGTTTGAGTGGCGTTTATACTATAAGCGCATTGTCTGAAGCGCAAATTACATTGTCAAATCCCGCTAGTATCAATCCAGATTGGCAAAAGCTGTCAGATAATGCTGATTATACGGTAGAGCAAGAAGCGACTATCTCTACCCAATCATCTAGCTTATGGCAGGGTTATTTCTATACCAGTGAAAAAGACCACGAGTTTGTGATGGTTAATTTTATGTCATCAGGCGGTCTTTATATTACTGATGGTCAAACTTTTGAGCCCATTGGTATTGAAGTCGAAATTGAGTCAGAGATTGTTGATGTCACAAATAATCCGGTGCCGGGGACACTTCAGCTCGATACTCATATCATATACGGATCAAAATATGACAAGTACGCCAACAATAATGGTCTAGGCACATGGCGTGATGGAAATCACTGGTGGTCCGGCGCTCATGTAAGTAACCCCGATGCCGCACAAACAGCCGCAAGTACCATCAAAATTGAAAATATCCATATGTCAGAAGGCAAGCGACTACGTTGGCGTGCACGCCGTAAGCATGGAAGAGTCAGGGTGTCTAAAGGCTTTAGCGTCGTACAAGACATACGCATTGCGGACTTTTATGGCGCTAAGTTGATGGGTGCTGATTACAGCCCACTAGGATTTACCAAGGTATATAGCAAAACGTTGGCAACTGAGGGAGCGTTGTCACTTAAAGAGCGTAAGCTCACGTTACTGGCCCAGCGTCTTGAGCGCGACTGGCAAAACAATGATGCGCTTATCCCATCCAAACGCATTGACGATATCATCTATGATATCGCCACTGACCCAGTAACCAGTAACTTGACCGCTGACGACTTGGATATGGTGCAAATCAAAGCGGAGGTCGATGCGCAAATCACCTACTTTGGCACTGACTTGTGCGCTCAGTTCTGCGGGACCTTTGATAGTAAAGACATCACCACAGAGGAAATGATACAAACGGTCGCTATGGCGGGATTCTTTACCGCTTATCGCATCAATAATAAAGTCTGTCTGCATTTTGAGCGACCTGAAGCTTATCCCGTGGCTACTTTTAACAGCCATAGCATTACACCGGATAGCTTTGAGTATAGCGAGTCGTTCGGACCGCGTAATGATTATGATGGCATTGAAGTCACTTACACTGACCCCGTCGATGATGCCAAAGTAACTTTACACTATCCAGAAGACGGCTCAGCAACCAATCCTGATACTAAAAATAAGGATTTGGTGGGCGTGCGTAATAAAGTACAAGCGCATATGCACATGATGCGCCGGCACTGGAAAAACCAACATGCTTATAAGACTTGCTCATTCACGGCCGCCGATGAGTCCGGCATTGTGTTACCAACCAACCAAATTAATGTGGCTGACCAATATCGCGCAGACACCCAGCAAGGTGCAGTCGAAGCCTTGCAAGTGAATGGCGCTGGTCAAGTCGTCTTAACCTTAAGCGATAGTGTTGATTTTGGCGGTAAAGCTCAAGCAACGGTGTTTGTGCAAACCGTTGCCGGTATCGTTGACAATATCCGCTGCACGCCAAGTACCAATACGCGTGAGGTGATATTAACCCGTGCTCCATCACAGCCCATAAGTACGTCATGGGATGCAGTGGTGCGAGCTACTTATCAGTTGGTATTGCATGATGATCTTGACCGCGATAACTATATCGTGACGACCAAAGACCCTGGCGATAATCCAATGTCACATCGTTTGTCGTGTATCAACTACACCGATAAGTACTACCCAAACGACAAAGATTTTATAAACGGGTTAATTACCTGAATTAATATAAACAATCACTCAAAGCCTCGCATCTAGCGGGGCATTTTTATGGGGAAAGAAAATGCCAGAATTATTGACGATGCAAGATTTGGCTAATGGCCACTTAGATGTTAAGGCGTTGGGTGAAGCAGCCAATGGCGATGAAAATACGATAGTCACGACGCGCACAGGGAATACGTACCCGTCTGCTGAAAGAGCTATTAATACAATGTTTAAAAACGGCGGATTGCCTGCTGTGCCTTTTGCCACGAAAGCATTGATGACAGCAAGTGCGTTAGTCGATGGTGATTATGCAGTAGTTACAGAAGGTGGTCCTAGCGATGTAGGTTTATACATCAAAGAGGAGGGAGGTTGGATTAGGTCTAAATATGATATTAATGCAATATCAAAACAACAAGCTAAACTAGAGCTTGAGAACAGCATTTACTTCGATACAAATACTGACATTAAAAGTAACGTTTTTGAGTTTGTGGATGAAAATTACTCCGTGGGCGTTAGCATAGATGAACAAGCAAATCTAAACGCGAATAATATATACAATCAAGAGGAAGATGAATACCTGAAACATGATTATAGTTTTATGGTGCTCGATGAAAATAGAAATGTAGCTCTAGCTTTAGACAACGAGGGTAATCTGCACTCACAAACCGTTTACGATATAGAAAACCGTGTTAGCGCTATAGAGCAGGGCGGCACTACTATAAAACCTGCCAAGTATAGAAAGCCAAGAGACCCTTTGTTTAAGACAGACTATATGCACGTTTTCAGCTACGGACAGTCATTAAGCAGAGGCCATGCTGCAACCCCCGTCTCTAGTACAACTCAACCTTATAATAATAAGACTTTTTTGAGCGGCGTGCTATTTAGAGCAAAGGATGGGGAGACAAATTACACAGGATTAAAACCCTTAATAGAAGAAGCTAGAAGTATTGAGGGTGAAACGCCTTTGTCGTCAATGCTAAATAACTTTGTAGAAAAGAGGGTTTCAGACGGCGCAAGTCCTCAAAATTGGACATTTATTGGAACAGCTCCGGGTCAGGGTGGTGCGGCTATAACGGTTATAAACAAAGGTACTGAAACCTACAACGGTATGATTACACAAGTTCAAGCGGCTTACGATATAGCGCAAACAGAAGGTAAGACGTACTCTGTTTGGGCGCTAGCTTGGTCGCATGGCGAGGCTGATTATCGCGATGGTACTCCTGAGCAGACCTACTATAACCAAGTCAAACAACTTCGCTCAGAATTTTTTATCGATGTTCAGGGCATTACAAAACAAGAATACTCGCTGCCTTTTGTGATGTACCAATCAGATGCACATATGTATTACGGAAAGAAAGAGCTAACGATAGCAACTGCTCAGTTAAGACTATCGAATGAAACCGAGGATTTTATACTAGCAACTCCTGTGTATCAACTACCAAAAGCATCAGACAAGCTCCACCTAAATACGTCTGGAAGCATGACTTTGGGTAAGTATTACGCTAAGGCTTTGGACTACACACTTTTTACAGGAGAAAAGTGGCAGCCACTACAGCCTAAGTCAGTATTGTTGCAAGGTAAAATCTTAAGTGTTGATTTTAATAAAAAAGGTCTGGTTTTTGATACAACTACTATTAGCGAAACTCCTAATAAGGGTTTTGATATATGGGATGGTGCAAACAGACTAGATATCATAACTTCTGTTTCATTTTCTGATTCTAATAGAATCAATATCATTCTTAGCACTATCCCCCCGATTGGCGCAACACTATCTTACGGCAAAGGGAGAGGTGGAACAATCGCGACAGAAGGCGTGCCAAGAGGTAATCTTAGGGATAGCGACAGTATTACAGATACGTATGGGTTGGATAATTGGTGCGTGGCATTTGAAAGAAAAATACAATCTTAATAATAAGGGATAGATATGACTACAGTAATTAGAGCGACAGGCGGTAAGTTTATAAATACAGCACTAAAGAACGTATCGCCACTATTCAGAGATGGATTGGTTGCAGCGTTTAGACCTAATTCAACCCCTAATGGATTAGATGATATTTCGGTTAATGGTGTTACTTTAACAAAAAAAGGAAACCCTGTACTACTGCCTGACGGCGTTGCAGGTGATTATCAAAATGGTTATGAGGTTAATGTCACTGAGACTGAATCTATAACTATGTTAGCAGCAGTCAAACTGCATAAGAAGCCAGACGGTGATTATTATGCGTCACTGTTTTTAGGTAATTTTAAATCTGGCACAGGGATACCATCGGTCAGTCTTTATGTTTATGGCAGACCGGGGGGGGTGTTAGACTTTAAAGCGTCAGCAATGATTAAGGATGCTTTTCTCCAGACTGCCGATGTGCGAGTCACCCCTACTTCTGATTATTTTTATGCAGCTATGAAGTTGGATGCTGCAACTAATGCAATAACTCTTTACGTATTAAACAAAGGTGTACGAAACACGGTTGTTGCTAGCTCAGGTACTATTGCTGGTCGTCCACTCCTAGCGTCAGACAACAGAAAAATAAATATTTTATCCACATCAACACACGGAACATTTTTACCTAGCAATGCAACTATTTTAGAGGTCTTAATATATAATAGGGCGCTAAGTGATGATGATGTGTATAAGCAATATGGTTTCTCCAAGTCCTACTGGCAAAGTCGAGGTATTAACTTTTAATAAACGCACCATTAGTAGACTAGCCCCTTAATCGGGGTTTTTTATTACCAAAAATTTAGGAGAGACAATGCCAAATAACACACCCTTTTGGGACATCATTTTATTAAAGCTATTAGTATTCCTGCCGAAAGTCTTTGCCGCGGTCATCGGAGCTATCCTTGGTTTGATGCTAAGCGGTGACATTGGCAGGGACGGTAAGATACAAGTCAATATCTCGGTCATCATTAAGTTTACAATCGCAGTCACGATTAGCTTATACGGCGGCGAAGCGTCTATTGAGTATTACCAGCTGCAAAACTACAGTGTTATGACGCATGGCTTTGTCATGCTTATGTGGGCAGTATTCGGCATGCTTGCTATCGGTATCGTTTATCAAGCAGTAGCATTATGGCAAGGCAAGACGCTTGCCGAAGTCATCAAAGAAGTCAAAGATGCGGCGTTCGCAATCTTTGGTAAATAATAATCAACATTAAATATAGCCTCAATCTTGAGGCTTTTTTAATGTCTAAAATAAGGTAAAATTTATGAGCGTATTCGACACAATTTTTGAGCGACTGATGAAGCACGAAGGCGGCTATGTCAATCACCCAAACGATCCGGGTGGTGAGACGATGTACGGCGTTACTAAGCGGGTAGCGCAGGCGCATGGTTACTGGGGTGATATGCGCAAGCTACCAAAAGCCCTTGCTAAAGATATTACTGAAAAGTCATACTATAAAGCGGTGAAAGGCGATCAGCTAGACAGACTGATTGCATGGCAGTTGACTGACGCAGCATACAACCATGGCAATCGCCAAGCTGTTAAGTTTTTACAACGAGCAGTAGGCGCCAATGCGGATGGTTTGATTGGCCCACGGACATTGATAGCAGTTGCGGCGATGGATAAAAATGATGTGGTATTATTATTCAATGCCGAGCGTATTGAGTTTTACACTGGTCTACGCGGATGGATAAGTTTTGGTAAAGGTTGGGCGCGTAGAGTAGCTGGCAATTTGCGCTATGCGGCTGCAGACAATTAATCTTAGTCCTACATTAATTCGGCAGGATTATTTTCTGATGCCTAGAACTTAAATTATTCAATAAATATACCGAAAGATGGGGAAAATCCTTGAGTATGTATTGTTAGTAACTCTTTTATCGCATCTTGCACATCAGAGCTGTCTTGGTAATCCTCATTCCAAGATTTCACCCCTTGACAAATTTCAGAACAAAAGGCCTGAAGATTAAGAATCAGTATGCCATTAATATGGCAACGATGAGAGCCGGTTGTAGAGAATGTAATTTTTGAAAGAACATCTCTTCTAGCCTTCTGGCTAGTTATATCATCTCTTCCTTCATGAAGAAGCGCACAACGTAAAGCATAACAATCCCCGCCAGACATAAAGGTAAATTCCTCTCCGTGAAAAGGACTCTCATAATGATGCAGCATGTATCTATCAAACCACTTTATGTATCGCTTTTTAGAGTTGCCTGGGCCTCTAAGTTCTGGATAGCTAATTTGACCGCAAATATCTGGTATAGTTAATGCTAACGTTAATGCTGCATACCAATTTTCAGATTCAATACTTTTTTCAATTGCTCGTGTAAAACGTTCCATGCTCATCCTTAACTATCTAAAGTTGATAAGAGTTATCGTAATGGGAAACCATATATTACTATATGTAGAGCCAATAAGTTTTTAATCCTTGACATGATTCTTGACAGCCTGCCATCAAACACTATCATATATAATCACATTGGGTTTTCGTAAGTCATTGATATTATTAAGAGTGAATTTGATAGCGTGTGATAGAATGTGATGTAATCGGGTTCAACTCCCGCCATCTCCACCAAACATTGATAAAGGGCTGACCGTCATAGACCGTTAGCCCTTTATTTTGGGCGTTTTTCAGGTATTGGGAGTTATGTAGGGGTATAGCGTCCTATATAGAATGTTGGTATTATTGTTGGTATTAGAGTTTATACACATGCTCAATACCAACAAAGGATAGTCCAATGCCCTTAACTCATACTGTCATCAATAAGCTACAGCCAAGCGATAAGGCTATCGAGAGCAAACAACGAGGAGACCATCCCAGATTCTGTGTAACTGCCATTTAGATTAAATGCTTACTGATACGATCATCAAACATAATCATAAAGCGATTTAAAGCAGACGTCCAGTTACGAATGGGCATCGACCACTTTTTGGATGCCTGCTGGGTGGCTAAGTACACCACTTTGAATGCTGCCTGATCAGACGGGAACACCTTACGCTTATTCACCGCTGTCCGAATCACACTGTTTAGCGACTCTATCGCATTGGTGGTATAGATGGCTTTTCTGATGTCTTTCGGGTACTCAAAGAACACCGTTAAGCCCTCCCAGTTATTACGCCAAGACTTGATGACATGCGGGTACTCTTTGCCCCATACCTCATCAAAGTGCTCAAGGTTGGCCTCTGCTATCTCAAGGGTATCAGCGCCGTAGATGGCTTTTAAATCAGCTGCTACGGTCTTCTTATCTGTCCACGGTACGAACTTCATTGAGTAACGCACCATGTGTACGATACACAGCTGAAC